AAATCACTGAGTACTGGAGTACCATTAATAATGGCTAACGTTATGATTAGTTGTGACTTACCATACAGAGCATACGAATTAGAACAAACTATCGCTAGAATTGCTAGAATAGGACAAACTAAATCCTGTTACTTCTATTACTTAGTATTAGATACTGGGGAAGAACTTAATATAAATAGTAGAAATATAGATATTAATAAACTCAATAATGAAGCAGTAGCTGAAATAACTGGTTATAAAAATCAAGAGTATTTAGAAGACTCTGAAGAAAATACTATAGATTTAACTATAGAGGATAAATTACTTATAAATAAAGTAGTTCGTATAAAAGATAACTTTATCGACATCCTTACGCTAAACGATAAAAAGAAGTTCTTAAAGAATATATTTTAGATTACGTGTCACATGACACGTAATCTGCTTCTTTATTGCTATCAAAAATAAATCATACACATATTATATAGTTAGTCTTGTATAGACTAATAAACTAAAAGGGAGTACATGTGTTTAAGTTATTTAGAACTAGATCTAACTTTAGATCATATATACACAAAGCTGTTAACACAACCGGGAGTGAGCATAGAAAGATACAACATAAAACTATGGTGAGTCTTATGCGTCGTTACTGTCTAATAGAACGTAATGATTCTAATTGCAGCACAGAGATAGAAACATTATACAAAATGAAACATGGTAAAGTAAAAAACCATAAAGACATTTATTGGGATGACGCCGTAGCATTGCTTAAAGACGGTGGTAAAATAACTGATAATTATTTATCAAATACGTTATACACCATAACAAAGACCAGATCGTTGAGTGAGATATTTCATGTTAATCGTGAAATACTTTGGTTAGAATATTTAGTAGAGGAGTTAGAAAAATGAGATATGTAAATTATTTAGAACAGAAAAAAGACAAAGACGCAGTTGTGAATATGGGTTGTAGCGACATAAAAAACTTTGTTAACTATGTTAAAGAAAATATAGATAAAAATGTCCATCAAGTTACGGACTTAAAAGAATATCTAGAAAAAAGTAGCTTTATTATTATGGATAAGCAAGTCTACTTAAACTTAGATGCTACGTTAGCTATACACGGTAGTGACGTAGTTAGCATTTTAAAAGGTGGTAAAAGATACTCATTCTACAGCGTAAGAGCGGTTAGCATCTTTACGGAGATACCTTACGAAACGATAAGAGATAGATTTATGGACACGATTAAAGATATCGTAAATATCACACATAACGGAAAGAAGATATCGCTCAAAAACGGTTTACCTGTGTTTGAGTACAAAAAGGTAAATAGCGAAATGTTTACGATCATAGACGCCATGGCGTTAACACAAAAGAATGTTTACGGAAATGAAGATGTGTTATCTTTAATCAGAAACCAAGAACGTACAGAGGAGTCTATGGATGAGTATATATTTAATCAATCAGAATCTATATCGTTGGTATTTGATAAAGATAATATAATATCTCTAACGACACACATAGACAATGATGTCTTAAACTCTAACTTTTGCGAACATAAGTTACGTTTACTTAGATCAGCTCTTCTATCTGGTAGACAGTTATTCATAAACGGTTACTTTGTTAAGTTAACAAAAACTACTATGAAACTAGATGATAATATCTATAACGATACTAATTGGTTTGGTGGTACTAATCCTGTATTCATTATGTCTACAGATAATATTAGATACATACCACATATAGATGATGCCTATACAGATATTCCTGGTGTGGTAGGTATAGACAAAAAACCTAACAGATATGTTAGAATGATTAACGTATACAACGGATGGTTTAAAGGTTTTAATCTAACTTATAACGATAGAAAGAAACTTGCTGACAGGCGACAGCTTAAGAAAGGTAATCTATCACTATATAAGTTAGAAAAATTCGAAGCTCTTAACGGACTAACTACCCAAACAAAGAACTTGTTGGTGTTAGATGCGTTATGTAACGGAATTGTACACGGTTAACAAATAAACTTAAAGGAAAATAATGAGCGAAATAAAAAGAGAGAGTATTAAAAATACAATTGCACTACTGGAACCGACCGTAACAACGATCGGTGGAATAGTTAACTTAGAGTTTGACAAAAACTCTTATTCAGAAAATTGTCCTGTAGACATGAGTGTAGTAAAAAAGTTAGAAGACTTTAACTTTGAATATCTGGAAGAAGTAGCTAACAAAACTACAGATGTGGCTATAGAGAAATTCTTAGAAGATGATAATTTTACTGAGGCTATGGCACATGCTCCTTACTTGTCAGATAGTTCGACAACATTTAACGTGTTAAAGAATTATGAGACAACCAATAGTGATGGTGTTCAACTAGAAGAACCTCATGTCATTAGTTCTATTAATATGGAAAATAAACTACAAGAAAGTTTTAAACGACTAGAAGGTAAAATAAAAAAATCCATATAGCAATATAATGTGAGAGTATTCTCTCTCACATTTTTTTTTAATTTTAGGAGATGAAATGAAGTATACTAAACTGGGTGAAAATATATTTAAATTAGAGGATCCTCTAGATGAAAAATATAAAGAATTAAAGACGTTCATACATGACTTTGTGGAGACCAAAGATTTCGATAGAGTAAATATAGGTCTATCTTTGATGTTCAGATTGTCTATGATGGAATTAGTTGTAAATGATTTTATAAGTCTACACAGATCTGTATTAAAAGATAACGTACCTATTTCTATAACTATTAACTTAGATGGCAGAATATTCACAATCACTGTTGGCTACTATAATGGTGAATTACTATATAACTTAGATACATAGGAATAGAAGATGAAATTAGTTAAGTTAACGGGAATAGGTAGATATGATCTTTATGATATTTGTACAGAGATAGTAGAAAGATCTAACGGTAAAAAACATCATAACATTAAGTTTGGTAGTAGGGACAGAGGACTATGGCGAGTTTCTCTAGGTGTAGATAATAAAATGATTAATGTAGATAATGATCCTCTTCCCGTATGGTTAAATAAAGATAACTACTCTTTAATACCTTTATTGTCAAAAGACGACGGTAAACAAAGATTAGATGCTAGAGGTAACCCTATGTATTTCATAAGTTTTATTAAAAATCCAACAGAAGCTGAAAAGAATGATGTGTTAGCGTTTATAGAAATACCTAATGTATTCTATAGAAATATCACATTTGAAATAGAGGGTGGTGCTAAGTTAATATCTGTAGGCTATAACGGACAAACAATAAACGGAGTAACATATTCTTCTCCGTGTCCTATAGTTTTAATAAAAGATGGGATGGTATTAAAGTGGAAAGGCTTTGATAAAGACAACAATATAGTTACACAAACTATATCATACATCAACAACAAAGTGATGTCGACAGATATAACCCACCAATAGACTAGATCACTCTAGTCTATTGGATAGTGGTTAACCGAGGTCGTTAACAAAAAATCATAAAAATGCGTTTGCAAAAAATGTATACCTACAAAAGAGGGTGCGAAAATAGGTATTAATAAAAAATATATTGATAATTCATAAAAAATATGGCAAATAAATAAACGACCTCATATAAATAAGTTTAAATGAAATCATAAATAGGAGAATAAAAATGAAATCTAGATTTAAAGAAATATCTGAAGTGTTCCTATATCATGTAGGAAACATAAAAATAGATAAGAAATTATACGATTCTTTAAGAGCGTTTAGAACCAATTGGATTTATAAAAATGAATCACATATAAACTTTATGTCCAGTAACCTTATAGGTGTTTATCCTATCCGTTTTACAAAGAGCGATGAAGAAGAGATATATGCTATATTTAATCTTGACTTTAGATCACTAAGAGATGATCTACATGATCTACCGGATATCTATAAAGAAAGACATGTGTCAAGTAACCCTAGATATCTTTTACTTTTATACATAGCACACTTAACTATAATAAGTAAACAATCTGAAAGAAATAAGAATAAACTATTATTAGAGATTTATTTTATTTTAGCGATAGAGATATTCTCTAGTCTAATGACCAACTTCTATAAGTTCAGTCTAGATAAAGATGTAGCATCTGCTGTATTTGAAAAACTATCTAATAAGTTTATACTTAAGAGAGTGGGTTCTTGGCAGAAACTATTTGAGAATAAAGCTGAAGATATATACGAACCTAAAGGTGTACATGTAAAAAGATTGAAGACCTTTAAAACCGTTGATGCTACATATGTAATAGCTGACCTACAAGGTAAGTTAAGAAGTATTGTGAAAGAGATGACTAAGGTAGTTTATGAAGTTAAAGAAACTGCTGAATCTAGAGATACTAGATCCTTACTAGCTACAGATGAAGAAGGTGATGAGAAGTTACTAGATGTAATCCATTCTAATAATATATATCATACATCTATATTAGACATTATCTATAGAAAGAATGAATTCGTAAATGAAGATTATATAAAGATAATGAAAGAACTCTATAGAAATCTACATGAAAAAGAGTTAAAGAAAGTACTGGATTATATATCTGATAACTACGTAGATAATAAAAAAGAGATAGATGAATTAGTGAATACATCTATAAACGCAAATATTAGATATCTATATTTATCTAAACTATATCCACCATATGATAAGTCTATTATAGCTATAGTAAAATATCTTAGAGGGTTTTGGATAAATAGTAAAGTTAAAGATGCTGATAATAAGAAGTTTAAAGCATTAGCGTATAAGTTTACTGTTAAAGCTACTGGTAAGAAAACTAACCGTATAGTTGTCACAGTTGTAATAGCATTGGCTATATACATAATGTTATTAGCTATAAAAAGTACGAAGAAGTAATTATGATTTTATTTGCTAAAGATTGGGGTAGATATCCTACCGCTATATTGCACTTAAGCACTACAAATACTTCATTTGTTACATACGCTGCTAAACTGAAAAAGATGGGAATTAAAAACCACGCATTTCCGTTAGCGTTAATAAACCCATTAATAAAAGATCTAGACCCGTATGATGAAGCTTCTTTATCGAATGAGCAAAAGAGTATGATCATTGAAGAAGTGAAGATAAATCCTTGGTATTTCTTTAGAGAGGTTATGAGAGTACCTGCTAAAGCTGGTGTTAATCCTAATAAGTTTGAAGCTAATAGAGGTAATATATCATTATACTGGGCTTTCTTTAACCATATAACATCTTTACTTATACAACCTAGACAAACTGGAAAGTCTGTATCTACGTATGCATTGGATAGTGCTATATTAGGTTTCTGGGGTCACAACTCTGACTTAACTCTTTTAACTAAAGACGATACACTAAGAACTATTGCTGTTGAGTCCATTAAAGAGATAATGAATGAATGGCCTGATTACTTAAAGTTAAAGACTAAGAAAGATAAGAACAACTCTATGGAAATAACTGTGGAGTTATTAGGTAATAAATACTTAACAGCTGTTGGTCAAGCTTCTCCTAAAGCTGCATTTAAAATCGCTAGGGGTTTAACAACGCCAAGAAGACACATTGACGAATTTGGATATGTGGCTAATATAGATATAACTTTACCCGCCATGCTAGCAGCTGGTGGTGCAGCCAACGATGAAGCTAAAGCATCCGGTAACCCATATGGAACCATATTCACGACTACTGCCGCTTTTAGAAACAGTAAAGAAGGTGAATTTGCTTATAATATATTTAAGAACGGAGTTCCTTGGACAGAAGAGTTTTATGATGTAGATACAATAGAAGAACTTAATGACATCTTAGTTAAGAATTCACATAGTAAATCTGTGGTATTAGTTTTAGAATTCAACCATAGACAATTAGGTAAGACAGATGAGTGGTTAAATAAGAAGATGTCGGACGCTATGTCAGAAGGAGATAGTGCTGAAGCCGATTACTTAAATCAATGGCCTCTTGGTTCTGGTTCATCACCTCTTGATAAAAACCTTATTAAGAAACTAACTGAAAGTAGAATGGATCCTTCATATACAGATATATCATCTTTAGGTTATATCATTAGATGGTTTGTACCAGATACATATGTAGAAGGTGCTTTGTTAGATAAGAGTCTTATACTAACACTAGATACATCTGATGCTATTGGTACCGATGATATAGCGTTATCTATAAGAGACGTTAGAACAGGTGAGACGTTAGGTGTAGGACAGTTTAACGAAACTAATACAATAACATTCTCCAAGTTTATATTTTCTTTACTAATGAAGTTTAAGAAATCTGTGGTGATGATCGAAAGAAGATCTACTGGTACATCTATAATGGATAGTTTAATATTACTACTATTAGAAGCTGGGGAAGATCCTTTTAAAAGAATGTTTAATTGGGTTGTTCAAGAGAGTGATATAAAAAGTAGGAGATTTGCTGAGATAAATACTAGTAGGAGAGATCCTAATGTTTATACTAAGTTTAGAAAAGAATTCGGATATGCTACTAGTGGATCCGGTAGAGCTTCTAGAGATAAGATTTATGGAGATAATCTAATAAACAGTCTTAAGTACACTGGTGCAGTGGCTAGAGATAAAGTATTAATAGGTCAGATATCTGGATTAAAGACTAAGAACGGTAGAATAGATCACGATTATAACGAACATGATGATGTCGCTATCGCTTGGTTGTTAGGTTACTGGTTCTTGACTAACGTTAAGAATGGTTCTTTTTATGGTTTATCTATAAATGAGATACTGTCTGATGTGGTATTAAACGATACAGGTATAGCTGAAGATCTTGATCAGAAATATTATATGGAACAACAGAAAGCTATTAAGTTAGAGATAGATAACCTAATAAGAAAACTGAAAGATACTAATAACTTAGTAGAGTTGATATATACTACTAATAGAGTAAAGTATCTAAACTCTAAGTTAGACATAGAAATATCTAATTCTCTTAATATAGAATCTATGTTATCAGAGATTAAAACCATTAAAGAAAAAGAGTTACGAGCAAACAGAACATATTAATTATACAGTAGCAAATGCTACTGTATAATTACTTAATGTCTTTTACAAATAATTCTATTCTCTTAGCATATTCTTTTACATCTAAGAATCTACCTTGAGTATTTAACACCATCGCCATAGGAGTTTTCTTAAATAGTCTATTATTATATCCACTGTATACTAGTGACATAAAGATAAATGCATTCTCCATAGCTACCGCTACATAATGCTTAACTTCATTACCGAATAAGATACTACTTATTATAGTTAATATAAGAGTTCTGTTTAAGCGATTAACTCTACTAGTTAAACAAGTACTGAATAATGTTACTAGATCATTTATATCTACTATTTCTTTTTCAGGTTGTTTTATTAGATTATCTACTTCATCTATTTTGGCTATACTACCTACAGCTTTTGCTGTTATAATTATTTTACTATCGTGTTCTTTATCAGGAAACACTATTGAAGCATAGTAATACGCTAATACGTATTTAAGTTCATTAGCATCTAATACATCTAGTCTTAAATTACTAGCTATTGTATTTGTAATTACAGAAGCGAATATCTTTATAGTATTAATAGTAAACTCTTCGTCAAACGTACTCTCTTTTAAATAGTGACATATTAAACCTACATGGTTTATTTTAATCTCTAGTAATGATTTATCTTTTACTATACTATCTATAGTAGTAAAGTTCTTATCTTTCTCTGCGTTAACACAAGATCTTAAATCTACAAATATTAATAATTTATTTGTTGATGTTGTAAAATATATAGGCATGTAGAATCTACCCATAGCTTTTTCTTCCTCGTTTTTACCAGTTATAAAAATCAAAGCATATGTACTACCGTTTTTATATTCATAGTTTAACTCGTTTACGCTATTTCTATAGTAATCTAATAATCTACTTTCTGTTGTATTCACACTATCTTGTAGTGTCGCATATGGCGTGGTGTGTATGGTATTGATTTTCATTATATCTCCAATAAATTTCTTTAAAAACAAGTTAAGTGAATTAGTAATGTTTTCACATAAAATAAAATAAAAAGGTTTATAATGGCTAGATTAGTACTGACGGAGATTCTATCATTAGGTATGTCTCTTGAACATAACGCCACTTGGTGGCAGGTAGCTACGGATGAAGACTTCACCGACATACTAGTAGATGTACCTATGGAAGAAGATATGTTATATCATTTTAGAACACCTATAAGAAACCACGATGGCACAATTAGAGTATCTCCAGATAGATTATACGCTAGATGTAAAATTTGGATAGAGGACGAGTACATGCCTTGGTATTATCTACCATATTGTGATCCTGATTATTTATTATCGCTAGATCACGACGGTAGACAAGACTTATTGAGTCAAATAGAAGTTACAAATATATATTAAAAAGGAAAAATAATGGCTATAGAAATTAGTATATCACAACCATACATACCAGCTGGTTCTGGTTTAGAACATACCGAAACAAGGTATCAAGTGGCAAGAAATCCAGATATGACTGATGTTGTTATAGATTACACAACAACAGAGGCAGCAGAGTTGTTACATTACAATAACGATATGTCGATAGCTAGAGATGAGATATTTTACCATAAAGAGAGATTAACGTTTAACGATGGTAATTTCATGGAATCTGATATAGAATCGCTATCTTATAATAGAGTTACAAAGGTGCATGTTAGTAGTATTTACACACCTAAGATATCAATAAACACATCTACTCTTGATGTAGGTCATATACATATGGTAGTAAAACTTTCTGAATTAAGTATGGTTTTTGGAACAGATCAACATTCAAGCACTGATTGGTATGTTAAGAATACTTCTGGTGAGGTTTTATGGGAGAGATTATTCGACGAAGATAATCTAACGTCTATGATAATACCTAAAAATATCTTTATCGGTAGACATGTATACGTTATAGAAGCTAGACAAAGAACACTTAATGATGAATCATATGTTGGTAGACTACTAGTTGCTAATGAATTATCTGGCTCCGGAATAGCAGTTGTATCTAAACGTATATTATATTTAAATACAGATAATGTAATAAAAGTTCGTTTAGGAGCTATAACTAGATCTGCCATAACTTGGTCACTCCGCACATCTAAACACGAATACGTTTATAAACGCATATCTTCCATAATAGATAGTACATTTAATATAATAGATATACATATAGATGGGAGAAAACTAAACGGTCAAGATGATTATTATTTAGAATTAGAAACCCAGACATTAATGGGCGACATAGTTAAAAGAGAAATACTATTACATACATATGGATATATTGTTCCTCAAGATAGATACATGATAGATGCTGCTGCATACGCGTTCGTTGCTGAAGACCACGTTGATGTCCCCTTATACTTTAAAGCAGGTGTTAGTCTACAATTAGAAAACGGATATGTTCCTTTAGTCACTGATAACAAAATCACATTCTACGAATTAGAAAAACATATAGTAACTAATGAATACGGTATAGAAATACCTAACATAGAAAAAAGATCCTATCAAGTTATGGCTGCGAATAACATTATTCATGTGGCGTACTTGACAAGAGAAAATGTTAGTGAGGATAATGTTAGATTCGATTATACGGCATACACAACAGATATAACGGCGGATGAGGGTCTCGACAGGCTATCTATCGTTCGTAATAACAAATATAACGACGTAGCCGGCGACGATGAGAACGATTACTTCGGTACGGTTAGCTGTTTAGAAAATCCTAACGGTTTAAGACCTGGTGTTTTAGCTAGACTAACTAACGGTGGTAACTTTGGTTTATATGTGTTAGATATAAATGACGATTACACCGTCATAAGTGGACTCGATGATCTATCTAATATAGAATCTTATTATACAGAAAACGACGCTCTAGATAGATTGTTTTTAAATACCTTGAACATGAGACATAAACCATATGTAATAGTAGAAAAGAATAATATATGTGTTAGATTAAATAAACTAGATAAAACAGTAATGCCGTTAGATACAAATGACCTAGTAGTCGCTTCTAATAGATGCTACCTGTTTGAAACTATAGACGGAGTTATAATAATGATTAGTGAAGGTACTAATGATAAAGCTATATTTAAATACTTTAATGCTGAAACTATGATTACATTAAGAGAATTCCATAGTGATTTAATTTTTGACTCACTTACATTTATTAGATCGCTAGATCATAAACTGCGTATGTTGGAACCGTACAAACTTGGACATAAAATAAGCGTATTAACATAGGAGAAAATATGAAACAATTTATTTTAAAAGAATTACAGACAGATTTAGTAACTCATGAAAGAACTACTTGGCAGTTATCCGATTCGGTTACATTTGATAATATTATAGATAGTGTATCTAACAGCACACTCTATAGAAACACTTGGTTCGTCGATGTGTCTCTGTTAGCTGGAACCACGTTATACATAAGAGCAAGAAGAATCTTTGATGATGATAGCGTAAGTGACTGGGTTATGTTCTCTGAGGTTATGTCGGGTGTGTCTGATATAAATTTTGTAATGAACGAATCTGAAGTATCGTCACCTATGCTTATGGGTGCTGTTAGTATCGAACGAACAGAGGATTTAATAGAATTTCATCTAGCACCTATGCGATCGAATGGTCTTCAGCACTTATCAACTGATTTTATAATATCTAAATTGAACGGTGATATAGTATTTAAGAAATTAAACGACAGAACTAACAAAACATATCTATATCTAGATACAGAAAATTATGATATGTCAATATATGAAACATTAAAATTGTATGTATGTTATAAAAATGAAAATGGGGTGAGAAGTGAATTTGCTGAATTCACTATAGATCCAGTAGAAGTTAAAGTATATCCTACATACAAACCGGAATACATAACACCGGCGTTATCTTACGATCTAGCTCTAGTGAATCAAGATAATGTGGAATATGATTTATATATTTACGATAATGAAAGTAAAGAAGATAAGTTCGCTGTATTTAAAACAACTGCTTTAAATATAAGAATACCTAAATATACCCTATCTTATAATAAAACGTATTTATTAAAAATAATAGATTCAGCTACCGATATGGTGTACTGTCAAGAAGAATTCACAACTAAGAATTCGAAAGATTCGTATAACTTAATAAATAACGTTAATGAAATAAAATTCGACACAATACCGTGGGTATTTCCATTCGATACAGAAACCGTCGATAAATCTAAAGAATACTATATAGAGGGAGTTGATGATAACTTCGCTATATTTTACGACCCGGATAAGAAATGGTTTGTTATATCTAAAATAACTAGAGATGCTCCTGGTATTATATATTCTTATAAAGAACTAGAAAGAGAGATTGCAAAAGATAAAATAAACATACTCAGAATACATAATGATAGAATTGTTGTCATAGCTAATGACACAGATGGTAATATAACTATACACCAGGTTAGTTATAACATACTACATTATAGTGCAGTATCAGACACAGGTGTATATAATACTGACTTTAGTCTTACTGACAAGATAGGTATAAATGCTTCTGTCTTTAATGGTCTGAGAAGAAAACTCTATCTACTAGCTGAAAATACTGGTAACAACAAAGTTTATATGTTAATATACGATTTAGAGACCTCTACATATTCTATTGGTCCAGAGTTATTAGAACAAGAATATCATCATTATACGTTATCACAAGTTGACAATGATAGATTACTGATAACAGCAGCTGGGTTATATAACGGCGACGAAGCTACTGTGTGGGTATATAACATAAGAACGAATGTATTTGATAACATACAAAGTGTTCCTACGGAGTTAAAAGATGATAATTTACTTACTGTTAAATTAAGAGACGGTAACATAATGTTGTTAAACTCTACGCCGGGTGGACAGAACACCAAATATGGATTATTCGATATAGAGGGTTTAACTTTAGATGTAGTAGATACAGATAGTTATAAAATAGGTAATGTTGCTCTAACTAATCTAAATGGTACTATGTTTATAGATATAGATGATGAGGCTGATAAAGTAAATTACTTAAGACAGCAATAATAGAACACGTTAAACAACCATATAGTTACAGATGACAATGGTCGTCTGTAATTATTTTTTCTCTATTAATTGAATTAGTTTAAACTATTCATTTTATTATAATAAAATAAATTCCAAATTAGAAGGATATACAATGCCGATTTTTTCAGCAACACCGAAAAATATTTCTTTAGGAACAAGAGACGCGTCAACGAGAGTACCACCACCGGTACAACCAAATGAAGCACAATTCAAACCTAAATTTTATATTTACGCACAAAAAGGTCGTCTGACTCCTGAAGAGGTAGACGGAGGAACACTACTAGCGATGTATGGCGAAGAGACCATTAAGAAAACATCTAAATATTTCAATCACGCTACTCTATTCTTAAGAGAAATGTTGGGAGCACCAGCGACATGTGTGGTTCAAAGAGTATTCGATAACGATATCAAAGTTAAATCTAACGTAACTGTATGGTACGATGTAGTTCTAGAAGACCTACCAGTATACGAAAGAAGAAGTGACGGTTCTTATGTACTAGATGGAAACGGTAACCCTGTTGACTCAGGAGACACTAAAGAAGGTTATAAATTTAAAATTTATCACTCTTACATGGATAATGCAGCTGTAGAGTTGGCATTGGCGGGTGGAGCTAATGAAGATGAAGTTTATAGACAAGCTATTCAACAAGGATTTATGACAGGTAAAGGTGGAATTGCTTCTACTATGTATCCTATCGCTACATTCGTTGCTGATTCATATGGTGAAGCTTATAACTTCGAAGGAATATCTATATCTCCATTAACTGGTGATGATGCTGATGATAAAGTAATGAAAAAAGCTGATATCTTCCCATATATATTCTCTAGATATAGTTCACTTAGCGGAGTTAAGAAAAATGTAGACACTAAACTTGGTGATCCGTTTGTTAAATTTGTACTTGGTGAAGGCGTACTAGATCCTACAACACAACAACCTCTACAACTTGAAGAGATGATGCCTAAACTTTGGCAGAATGTTGATGATCCAGAAAACCCTGTTAGATTCTCTGACATTGCCGAACCACACATTTACTATAACCACGTTAAAACTATTAACGAACTAGTATTTGCTAAAGAAGCTCCTGAAGTTACAACAACTGTACAAACTTGGGAAGACGGTCTTGATGCAGCTACTGCTGATTGGTTTGATTATGATGCTACCGACTTGGGTGCAGATCCAGATCAAGAGATGCTAACTAACCTATTGACAGGTGTTTCTAGTAAAGATGTAAATTACTTTACATTACAGAAAGCTCCTAGTACTGTTGCGTTAACAGGAACTACTAGTGAAGTATCCATTTCTAGTCATAATACAATCTACCTTAATGGTGGTACTGATGGTGCTGAACATACGTTAACTAAGTTCGAACAACTTGTTACTGCACAATGGGATAACTATCTTAACATTGATGCTAAAGAGATCTCTCTAGCACTTAACCCTGAATCAACATTTATAGATTCTGGATTTACCGTAGATACTAAACTCAAAATGGCTAACGTATTGGCTAACAGAAGAGACTTGTCTGTATTACTTTCTACTCATGAGTGGAATACTGAAAACAGAACAAAAACAATTGGTGAACATTTAGCAATCGCTACACTATTGAAAAACAAACTTAAGTTATTCCCTGAATCTACTTATTTTGGTACATCAGTAGCTAGAGGTATTGTAGTAATGGGATCTGGATTTAAATCAGATGGTTCTTATAGATTTAGAGTTCCTCAACTATTAGACTTCGTGACTAAAGCTGCGAGACAAATGGGTGCTGGTAACGGTCAATGGAAACCTGGATTTAACTTTAGTAGATCACCGCTTAACGTTGTTGATGTTGTTAATGATCTTGAACCTACGTTCATACCTGAGTCTGCTAAGAGTATCTTATGGAAAGCTGGATTAATCTGGTCGCAAAATAAAGATAAGAGAACTTGGTTCTATCCATCTATGCAAACTGTATATGAAAACGACACATCTGTACTTAACTCGTTTACTAGTATTATAGCTATTACGACTATTGTTAAACTTCATGAAGATTGTTGGGAAGAATTCTCAGGAGCTACAGACCTATCTAACGCTGAGTTAGTAGAGAAAGTAGAAAACTACATGAACTACAGACTTAAAAATAAATTTGATGGAATCGTTGAAGTAGAACCACGTTGTGTGATTACTGAAGCTGATGAAATTAGAGGTTATAGTTGGAAGCTTATTACATATCTATATGCTAACAATATGAAAACAGTATCTGAATCTCACATCGTGGCTATGAGAGCATCAGATAGAAATAACTAAACGGTAAAGGATTATAAATGAGATTAAATACAGCCGTAAGAGACACTGACTTACATGGTGTTAAACACACAGCTCTGGATCTAAAATATGGATCACAACAAGGAGCTCTTCCCGTACTAGGTGCTAAAATGCCTGACGGGAAAACGTATGGGGAATGGATTAACAACGCTGCTCACATTAGTAGACAAGTAATTCCATTTGTTTTAGAAACTCCTAAATTCTTTGAGTTCTTTCCAAACCCTAAAGACTGGGTAGAAACATTTATTTCTATCTTCGAAGTACATCCTGAAACTATTGATGGATTAGACGCTACACTTACTGTAGAGAAAGATCAACATAACGTTGGTGGTGGTGGACAAGTCCAACATGAAATCACTAATGTTAAAAGACCTGAATCTGCTGTTAAGTATACACTTAGAGAGAAAGATGGTAAACCTATTAATAGATTCTTGGATCTATATATTAGATATGGTATACAAGATCCTAATGTTAAGAAACCACTAGTAACTTTACTACCTGGATTCAAAAAAGGAATTCTATATACTCCTGATTACTATACATTCTCTACTATATTCGTAGAACCGGATATTACACACTGTAGAGTGGTTGAAGCATACCTTGTCATTAATCAATCTCCTAACACAGCTGGTGCGGTAACTTCTAAAAGAGATCTTTCTGCTGCTGGTGAAATGGTAGTGTATGATATTGAAACTGGTGGTATTATGATGTACGGACAATCTATTAGAGAGTTAGGACAAGTTATGTTAGATAAACTAACTGCTACTTATATTAACCCTGATAATGTTGTTCCTGCTGTAGATACTACTAATATGACTGCTGCCGTAACTGACAGTAAATTCAATTATAGTATTGACAAAGATAGAGCGAAAGCATAAACAATAATATATACGATAGCACATGCTATCGTATATATCTTATTTGTATCTTGATACTAACCAATCTTTATCGTCAGCTTGTATATGCTTATTAACTAATAAAGTTTCTACAAGTCCTGCTACTTCTTCAGATGCTTCTTTTAAGTCATCTAGCGTCCTGTCTAATCCATTATCTATAGTAATATCATAAGGATACTCATCCAGTTGTGTTTCAGTGGTTAAATCTGATTCTGGGAACTCTCTAGCTATTTTAATAGTAACTGGTTCAAACTCGCTCAACTTTTTAAATTCTTCTAATAGTCTAAAATCAGTAATAACAATTACGTCTACATTATCAGATATAAGTTTATTAATATTTTCTTTAACTATATTTATCCAGATGTCTGGATTAGATTCTTTCATATACATAGAGAAGTTATCAATATCATTTCTAACTTCACTATCAGTAGTATCTTTTAATTCGTTTAGTTCCTCTAATGAGATACCTCTAGCTTTAGAGACAGCTATCTTTATAGGTTCTCCAAAACTAATTATTTCTGTTTTTAGTTTATACTCCGCTAACTTATCTTTTAATAACCCGGCAAATACATCTTTACCGGATCTCTTTCTGTGTCCTATCATTACTAATACTGTTTTACTCATCCCTTTCTCCTATACTTGAAATTGTTGGTGATACTGTTGTTTTTCCTAGATATCTTTTCTTACCTAATGTAAATAAGATTGTAGATATGTTTTGTTTATATTTCATTAATCTTATCATGGCTGACTTTGGAAAGAATGCTTCGTGCATCATAGTTCTTTCTTTATTGTATATCTTAAGTATAGCATGCATAGGTGGTTTACCTATATATCTAAACATTTCTAATATGATATCTGTTTTTATAGTAGGTCTATCATAACCTCTACCGTAAGGACCAGCTTTCTGTATCTCATCGTATAGGTTATCGCCTATATACTCAAACGGTACTTCTATGTCATATTTATTAACGACACCATCTTCTGATTTAGTAGCTTCTGCTAGCTTATCAAACATAGCCATGAACTCTCTTATCTTCTCAGATCTTATAGTACAACCAGCAGCACCTTTATGACCACCACTTTTAATAATGATAGTAGGATCTTCTTTGGTTATAGTATCTAGTATTCCTTTTAAATCAATACCTTCTACTATTCCTCTACCACTACCTACTAGATTACCTTCTCTTCCTTCTACAAATGTAAATGCAGGTACTTGTAATCTATCTCCTAGAGTATTAGATATAAGACCAGCTACACCTAAACCTTCTGGTAGTAGTGTTACTATAGAGTTAGAATAAGGATTTAGTTTAACCCCTGCGTTCGCTATAGCTAACATAGTGGATTCTGTTTTCTTACGTTCATTATTTAACTTAATTAATACTTTTAAGTTAGCTATTGCATCATGTATATCTCTAGACACTAAGAATTCATATGCTAGGTAAGCTTTACCGGTTCTATTAGCAGCATTAAGCAATGGAGCTATCATAAACGATATAGTCTCTTCGGTTACTACCTTAGGTAAATCTAGTAATTCTCTAGCCGCTACCCATATGATATCTAAAGAGTTAGATAATTCATGTAGACCTTCTTTTAGATAGTATCTATTTATAGGATCTCTCATATCCATTTGGTCGGATAGTATGGTATTTGTCATAATAGGTAATATAGTTCTCATATTGTCTTCTATTAAAATTCTATGTCCATTGTTCTTAAATAGGTCATACACTAGTGTCATAACTAAATATATAACATGACAACCAGATATATTAACACTGAATGTATCGTTATCTCTTTGAGGATTAACGAAAGCGTCACTATATTCTAGTTCTCCTTCTTTAGGGAGTAAGTGGTGATCTGTTACAACTATATCTCCAACTCCTTCTTTCTTAAGAATACCAAATCTAACATCATCAGCAGAACCATGATCAGCAGTTATAACTAAATCTACTTTTCTTTCTTTATGAATAGCTAAGGTTCTTTTAATCATTTCATCATTTACACCGTTACCATAAAGTCTTTCGTTTACTAAAACGTGTAGTGACTCCACATCATGATTGAAGTAATCTATAATAGATCTATATATAATAGCGGCTGAAGAAACGCCATCAGAATCTGAATCAGTGATGGCTACAATGTTTCCACCGGCTATAAGATGTGTATATATTATATTAGCTGCTTTGTGTGCGTCTAGGAGACGATCTAACGACGGAACTACATCTATGGTAGGAGTTAGTACGCCTTTAACTAATAAAGGGTCCTTTATCCTATTTCCTACAATACTAGCTACTAGGTTAGAATAACCTAATTTCTTTACTTCATCATAGACTTCTCTATTTGTTTCTATTTTCTTTCTCATTACCAAACCTTTCTTTAGGTATAAATCCATTAGCTAAGAATAACTTAACGATATTATGACCTTTTCTAATTTCTTTAGCTGTATAAATTCCAGTGTTCATGAATAACTCTTTTATAGAAATTATCTTATCACCGTCTGTTTCTACAATTATATCTTTTATATTATCTTCTTCTACATACATATTTAAAAACTGTATACAATGTGTATAAAAAGATATATTAGATTCTATATGCTTTAATCCTTCTACATATGACACATAGTTAATATGTGGTAATGTCTTATCATGATGTATCGTAATCTTCATCTCTGTCCTTTCTTACTTTTCAATACATAACAGTATGGAGGATTTTTAATATATAATCCAGACGCATTCAAGCGTCTGGATTATATGTTTCTTTTATTGTACTCAATAGATCCGATAGTTGCGGAGCATTAAGCATCTCATTAGCGTATCTTACTGTATTAATAGGACCCATTACTAGATTTATATTATTCATCTTGAATGTTTCCTTTTCCACACCCTCTACGTCTATCAATTCTCTCTTTGTGGTTATCTTTGATAAATTTAACGCAACACTATCTGAAGGATACGAAGATACGGCATCTATATCGTATACATGGAATCTTATGTTAGTGTTTATATCTACCATAACACTACTCTATTACTTCAAAAATCTTATATAAAAAATCTATATCCTCATCGTGTACTTTCTTATCCATCTTATCACTCTCATAGAACGCTCTAGCTGTATCACCAAACTTATATCCCATAGCTGTCCAATCTATTACCATATGGATAATGTTTAATTTAGTAGTAGTATCATATATAGTCTTATAAGTCTCTATATGATGGTGGTTATTTGTATAGTGATTTATCCAAGCTGCATCAAAATCAAAAGCTGGTTCGTCGATACCACCATAAAACTTCTCTCTATATTGTACAAACTCTTCTTTAGTAAACTTAGATAGGTCGTGTTGGCTAACACTTTCTTTTAACATTACTAAGAATTCACTATCGTTTAAGCATTCTACATTATTCTTAGTTCCTATTAGTTTATTAAAAGCTTTCTCTACATTTTTTATATGCTCTTCTAGATAATCTAAATACAATCTACTATTCTTAATTATTTCATACGCTTCCATCATTACTTATCCTTTGTTTGTGTTTATAAATTCTATAACTTCATCAAAATCTTTTTTATATTTATAGTTGTATATTCTATTAATATAATCTACATTAAGAGTTTCGTTATTAACATCGTCGTCTTCAAAAGCTAACCTAGCAGATATACTCTCTTCACTATCGTTTCTATCTACCATACGTTTAACTCTTATGTCTCTAGGAACTAATAACATCACTGTCTTATAATCTACAGATAATTCTTTAAGTAAGTTTTGTATAACAATAGCTGCTTTATTAGTTATTATAGCTATACTCATATTCTTACCAGACTGTAATTCCTTAGTAGACACTGCGTATATCCATTCATCAGATAACTTAGCATATACTATTAAATCTTCATTATCTGTTATTTCATCAACCGTACAATGAATATATCCATCATCTATCTCTCGTTTCTCTCTACTAGTATAGATAGTTACTCTATCCATGTCTAGTTCGTTTTCTATACTGGTCTTTCCTACTGCACTAGGACCTACTAATAAAAATATCATACTATTCCTTTGCACCATTCGGTAATATCTTTTTATCTATTAACTTAAGATAGAAATTAGGAGTTGCTTCTTTCATTGCTTTAGCTAGCCATCTTATTTGGAAGTATGCTGCTCCACTATCTCTTAGTGAGAAATAGTTCTTTAAACTTCTGAGGTTGAACGTTATGACCATATCTACCTTCCAGTTATCCGTTACTATGTGTTTGAATGGATCGCCTGCATTTCTCTTTGCTTTACCATCACACAATTTTTCAAATATAACATCAGAAAGTTCTTTAGCTTTAATAAGAGTCTTAAATGTATTTATATTATCTTTAGATAAACATATAGATACAAATTCTGTTAATGCTTTACTTTCATATTTTCTTCTATAGTTACTATATTGTTGTACTAATCTATCAAACATACTATTTGTTTCTACAACTAACATCTCAGGATCTGCAATAACAAACATATCTAGATTTACTATAAGTTTATGAAACAATCTCTTAGCTGTTTTTAAATCACCTATGATAACATAATCATTATCCATAAATTGTCCATATACAGCTAGAAAAGCAAATATAACCTTATTCATAGTGTATCTAGTACTTCTTACAGAGATAGCTTGTATTCTATGTCTAGCATGTTCTTGTAAACATCCTCTACTAGTTCCTCTTACTAAATATGATATAGTAGTGTGTTCTAATACAGAGTGGTGTTGATGAACCCATGCTAAACTATCTAATAATTCTGATTCTCTAACAGAGTCTAACTTATCTCCTGGTTGATAATTCTTAATACAGTCATTCTCCGACATTCTAAAACTATCATAACATGTTCTAGCAGCTAACTCTGATACTTCTAGTCCAGATTGCTTTAGTAGAGTTACATTTGGTAGGTTATATGCAATACCATATTTTTCTTCTGTCATTTGTTATCCTTTTGCTTAATTTCAATATAAGCAGTATCTGTAATCTTTTTTATTAACATATTATAACACTAGTCTTGTATAGACAAATAAAGTTAAAGGAGTTTATATGTTATTTGTTACATATGATAGTAGATTAAAGTTATTTAGTGGTCCAAAAGGGAATAAAGCTAAATGTTTCTTTAAAGAGTTTGAGGCTGGTATCATTGGTTTAGAAGAAACTAGTGAGAGAAGAGATATAACTATTAAATATCAAATGGCATTTAATGTTGTTGTTTATGATTACTTATTAAACGATAATATTAATGTAGTTAAGAGATTTAAAGAATATTATAGAACTATTAAAAATGTTAAATTATAGTATTTTTTAAGAAATGTTTCTTTTAGTGAAAATACATCTAAATGTTTTCTTGTTTACAAGAGACTGCGATCCCTATTTTAGAGCTTAGTGCACTCGTACTAAATCTTTCCCATATGTTTTGACAATAACTCTAGTGCGGGGACGGCACTAGATGGGAGAGTCCGTGGGTCAACGGATGCACTGCCACGCCAGCGGGCGTCGGCGCCATCTATTGTTATTAGCTTTGATATATTTTTAATTATATATTATAATATATCTATTAAGAAAGATAATACTAATAAATACATAGGAGTAAGTAATGAATAAAGAACAATACATTGAAACTAATAATCTATTACTTAAATATAGTAAACACTATTACTTAAAGAATGAATCTTTAATTAGTGATTTAGAATATGATAAACTTAATAGAGAATTACTAGAATATGAATCTAACAATCCTAATGAAATATTAAAGAATAGTATTTCTAAAAGAGTAGGAGTAGAAGTCGGAAAGATTTTTAGAAAAGGATTTCATTCTAGTAAGATGTGGAGTATGTTAGATATATTCGATAAAGATGAAATGAAAGAATGGTTTGATAAGAGGAGAGAAGTAAAAAGCTTTTTATTAGAACCTAAATATGATGGGGTTAGTTTAAACGTTAAATACGATAAAGGTATGATGATAGAAGCTATAACCAGAGGAGATGGTAGTGTAGGAGAGATTGTAACTGAAAATGCTTTAATGGTGAAAGACTTACCTGCTGAAATAGAACATAAAGGTTTTATAGAGATAAGAGGTGAAGTAGTAATCAAAGATAGTGACTTTATAATACTTAATGAAGAGTTAAGTAAAAATGGAGATAAGTTATTGAGTAATCCTAGAAATGCTGCTAGTGGTGGATTAAGACAATTAGATCCTAAAAAGACAAAAGAGAGAAGATTGTCGTTTAGGGTGTGGGATATAGGTAAGAGTGATATAGTATTTAATACTCAATGGGAAAAGTTAGAGTATCTGTATAGTATGGGATTTGAGAAACATAAGTTAGTAGGAGTAGAAACATCATTAGATGGAATACTGTCTATGTTTAATAAATTTGAATTAGAGAGATGTGACTTTGGTGTGGGATTAGATGGTATGGTGGTGAAGGTGAATGAAGTAAGTTCTCAAATAGAGATGGGATATACTAATAAAATACCTAAATGGATGTGTGCATATAAGTTTAAAGCAGTGGAGAGAGTGACTATCTTAAAAGGTATTGAGTTATCAGTAGGTAGATTCGGTACAATTACACCAGTGGCTTTGATAGAACCGGTGAATATAGATGGAGTGACGGTAAGTAGAGTGACATTGCATAACTTTATGGAGATTGATAGGTTAGGGTTAAAGATTGGTGACAGTATAATAGTGATTAGATCAGGAGATGTAATACCTAAGATATTGAGAGTACATATGTCAGCAGTGAGAGGAGAGGTGAAAATAGAGAGACCTGAGAGTTGTCCAGTATGTGGAGGAGGTATAGTAAATGAAAACGGTATACTAAGATGTGGTAATGAAAATTGTATTAGTAAGGTGATAGGTACTATTTACCACTTTACTAAAAGAGAGTGTGTGGATATCAGAGGATGTGGTAAAAGCATAATAGAAGTGTTAGTGAGTAATGGTGTGATTAAGAATGTGGCGGATCTATATAAACTGGATGAAAATAGTTTTAATGGGTTAACGGGGTTTAAGAGTAGAAAGATACATAACATACTAACTAGCATTAACAATAGTAAAGGTGTAGAGTTATATAAGTTTATAAAAGGTCTAGGTATAAATAACGTAGGCGGTAGTGTAGGTAAGAAGTTAGTAGAGAAATTCGGTAAGGGAGTATTCGATATAAAAGAAGAAGACTTATTGGGTATGTCAGATATAGGAGAGAAAACTATATATTACTATATGGATTACATAAACAACAATATGGACTATATACAAGAGTTATGTAGATTAGTAGAACCTATAATAAAAGAGGAGGTAAAAGAATCTGGAGAAGTAGTGGTGTTAACTGGAGCAATGAGTGGTGGTAGAGATAAAGTAAAATCTTTACTAGAGTCAAAGGGGATAAGAGTGAGTAAGTCTGTGAATAAGAATGTGACTACATTAGTGTATGGTGATAAACCAGGTAGTAAATTCGATAAAGCTAAGAAAATGAATATACCGACTATTTACATAGATGAGTATATGAAAAACATGAAAGGAATATGAGATGAGAGTAGATGTAAAAACAATAGTAGATGATATAGACGGAAGAGAAGAAGATGTGGTAGCATTACTAACAAAAGAGGAAGATGGATCGTTAGCGATTAGATACTTACTAAGAAATTCAGAAGAGATACATCAAATAGTTATATCTGAAAATGAAGAGGTCGAGTATAGTAGAACGAAACCACTTAAAGATCAATATGAAGTTAGACTAATGGAAATATCAACCTGTTGTAATAAACCAGGAGAAGATGAGTTTGCACTCAATAGACCAATAGAACCACCATATACTTATGGAGACTTTCTAAATGATACAGCTATAAAAGAACCTAAGCAACCTCTTTATAACCATGGGTATGTGAGACCTGATCGTATTGGAGAACAATTTATACATCCAGGTTCTATACACACGACGCAGGAGATGCCTCTGTATAGACATAATACACAACAACAAATACCTGAACCATATACTCCACCGGAATTCGCACCGCTACCACCATATACTCCACCAGTATTTGCACCACAACTACCAAATACAGTACTACCACAACAAATGCCTCCGTTGTCGAGAGCCGCATCACTATTTGGACCAGGTTCTATACCACCAGAATCATCAGATACATCTGCACAACGAGGAGTTCCTGAATTACTAAAAACATCAGAATTTGAAACTCTAGAGGAATTTGGGGATGTTGTAATGAAAAATCTAGATGAAACCACTGATAAATTAATACAATTTATAAAGTCTACACTGTTATTGCATTGCGGTGAAGATGTAATAGTAGGTAGTAGAAGAAAAGGTCAACATTATAGCATAATAGAGAATCATATACCAAAGGGAACACAACCAATGTTCATGGAGCGTGTAGAATCGATATGGGGTGTAGCTGGTTTTAGACTTATGATAAATAATAAAATAACAGTTATGGATCAACAAACCCAGAGAACTAGAACTTTATATTCTGGACACGTGATGAATGATCCAGATAAAGTTGTATTAAACTTAGAAAAACCAGTAAATTTTAGACAACCAGGAGAGATAAACAATACTCATTTTGTACAGAGAGGTTTCTAATAAATAAGTATAAAATTTAAAAAAGGATAAATTATGGCAGAAAGTGTAGACTTTTATGAAATGATAGAAACATTAAAGGAGTCTAATGGTACGCAAGCGTGTACCATTAAGATCAATGACGATGATAAAATAGAAATAGAATACGCTAACGTGAGTGAGTCTAATTTTATCAAAATAACATTAGGTTGTTGTGGGTCATATGAAATCACTAGCGACACGGAAGATGACGACGATGATGATTACGAAGAGTGGAATCGTGGACACACAGTATCGTCAGGTGGGTTTTTCAGTCCTGTATCGGCTATGGATATGTATAATAATGTTTATCCTCCACCACCACCAGTGTTTAGACCACCACCATATGGAATGCAACCGCCTCAATTTGTTAATAACGTAGATCAACGTAATTATGTTAATCTACAACAAGTCCTGTACCCAAGACAAGAATCAAACAGAGGGATAAACGATATATTTTCAACAACAGTTTTGATAGAAGATACTATAAAAGATAGCCTAATGGCAATTGATCCTAGAAACAGAGGAGTTCTTATAGGTCCTTCTAATAGACTTAGTGAAAATCTATCTTGGGAAGATTCTGGAATAGGTGACCCAGGTGACAGAGGAATATCCATGGCAATGACTTCCCAGCAAGTAATGTTGACAACAGATATAATGATAACCGTTACGAGAATTATGACAGTATCTACTATAACACCAGGACGACCTAACGAATTATTAGTTGGTAAATATGTAAAACCGAACGGAGAAGAGTTAACCATATACGGATTTACTCTTTCTAGATCATGAGATATATATTACTATTATTAATATTAACTACAACTATTTTCAGTTTCCCCGATAACTCACTATATGGGTTTCCTACTAAGGGTAATGATTTATACTATAAGATATACTTTAAAGATGGTGAAGTAGTAGACGTAGAAGACTATCGATTAAGAGGACCATGTGTAGAGTTTGTATATAAAAAAATATTAACTTTGACTTGCGGTGAATTTACAATAGAAAAACATAAGAGGAGAAATGTGAAATATGATACAACATACCGTAGAAAGCTTGTACAACGCTTTATACAAGAGCAGAAAGAAAAAGTATATTGACCAAGGCATGTCAGATGATAAAGCTAGCAGAGCTAGCAATATCTGGACAGTGAAAAACGTTTGGTATGTATACACAACAAATAAACACACTTGGTATCAGTTCTACTAACGGGTAGAACTGACCCGTGTTTTTTTTTTTACTCTGTAAATAAGTTTATTAACATATTATAACATTAGTCTTTGTATGGACTAAGTTATATAAAAGGATATTAATATATTCGACAGCTCTATTAAACAAAATATAAGAGGAGAATGACTATGTTTAAATTATTGAGAAGAAGAACCCCTGAGGGAGATAAACTCGATGACTTGTTAAGAGTCGCCGGGTCGACGCAAGGATACATCAAAGGTATATTGGTGTTTGATCAAGATGGAGTAGTGATATTTGAGGATTTCTTATCAAAGCATCCATTAAAATGTATTACACAACAAGTGATAAGGAAAGAACGTTTAACTATACTCTCAACACACGCACCTACACAAGAAGAACTAGACTTGTTACAGGATGCGAAAATGTTAAAGATTATCTATCTAAACCACGATAGTTTTATAGAAAGAAGAAATAAATATACAATATCTATTTCTGCCGCTGCGAGACATTATAGTCTAACATTGAGGCGATCTAATATGTTAAATCTTACTAATGGAGATAAAGTTATGGATATGGTGGACATTGTATTAGAAATGGCATATGTGAATCAACACACAATCCATGTTTACGATAGATACACAGGACACCCAATCGCTAAAATAACAAAAACAGCAGATATAATAAATGATCTTAGAAAGTATGCCAATGCTAAATTCTCATACATTAGATCGTTAAATATATTCGATTACACGGAAGAAACATCTAGTGCTGAATTCGATAAAGTTGTAACTAGGAATCTATTAATTCGTAAATTAGCAGCGAATGACATTAGATATAAGTTACCGACTAAGAGTCATAGGTATGCTATACTGATAGAAGCTACTGGTGAAGTTTTAGCTAGTGTGGTAGATACAAATGATGATGTATCTAATATGTTATTACGCACTTTGTTCGGGGAGTTTTACTACGACAATAGATCGATTGATCTATCTGGAACAATTATGTATACTAACGGTAAATTAGACAACGAACTTAATGACTATATGACATATGTAACACCAATGGAAACATTACCAGCTAAGTTGTATAATGATAAAAATCTATTGAAGAAAATATCTTATACATTTAACGATGAAATAAAAGATAAAGTGCAAAAATACGTTAGGGAAATAACAGCCAAAGGTATACGTAAATTAGAGAAATCAACAAATAATAGACAAACACCAGAACCACCAGCTGGAATTAACACGGGTGGAGAAGGTAAGACGTTTGTAACAGCTAAATACGGATACGAGACACAAGTACCCGTAGAAACAAATGATGAATGGAGAAAAGACATGAGTGATGATAAAATAGTAGAACCGGTTAATGATATATACTTTCTAGTGGATAGTTCTTTGAGAGTACTTAAAGTAGTCGAAAGAGAAAATCTAAGAAAATATAAAATGATGAGTACAGATGAACATAAAATCATCTCTAGAGATGATTATCTACATATGAAGTTTGTAGCCATTGTTACGAATAGGATAGATAAATCTACTATAAAGGACGCACTAGAAGATAATTCTATTTCAAGTTTCGCGTTACCTGACGACTTAGAATTTATATCCAGTATAAAGATGAAGGATACTTTCTATGTATCGTCAGAGGTTATTCTAATAGTAGAGACAGAGAACTATTTTAACGATGTGAAAAATAGCAGATTATTTAAAACATACGACGGATACATCTATGATACTAAAGGTAAATTAATATTTAAAAATATACCAGATGTATTTTAGATGCACCACACGAGTGTTCCTCGTGTGTTTTTTCTTTACAGTTATAAATTAATATGTTAACATATTATACAACTGATCTTACACAAATCAAAAAGGAGATAAGATGAAAAAAGAGAGAGTAGAGCATGTAAATCCTGATAAACTAGAAAAGTTAGCTATAGATAACTGTCGTAGATTAGGTGACAATGATTGTGATAGCACAGGTATAGTTATAGCTAAGCAAATATATAAACAAGACCTAACGGATTCTTTATATAAGTACAGATTACTAGCTAGAACTTTCTATGATGAAAAGTATTACTATGCTAATGATGAAGCACATAGAATAACTCATGCTGACGATGTATATGCTACAATGGTTGAAGTTGATGAGAGATTAAAACTAAACCTAGATAAGTTTGCTATAGTAGCTACAGCTTACATACATGATATATTTACAACGTCTAGAGATAATCATCATGAGTTAGCGTCTGAATATGTAATGAATACATCAAATGTATTTTTAGATATATTCAATAACAGAGTTAGAAAAGATATCTCAGAAGCGGTCTACGAACATAGATCTAGTGGTGACTGTAAATATAGTAATCTTTTAAGTTTAGCGATACAGATAGCTGATACCGGTGAACCTTCATTGTTAGATACAGTTAGAAGATCGTTTAAGTATCACATAGGTAAGAGTAAACATCCAGAAAAAGAAGTTTTAGATCATATGCGTGATAAGTTCTCTAGAACTGGATACGGTTTTAAATGTGACTTCTATAGAAAATACTATAAGAAAGAGTTAGACAGATTTTTCGATGAGTTGGATGATTTAACTATTGCTAAGATTAAGATTATGACTAAGGATATAAAGGAGTAGTTTTGAAAGAGATGGTAGATAAGTTAGTAATGGTCTTCTTAGTAGTAGGAGTCCTTTACATAGCTGACGCAATAACAAACCTTAAATGGAAAGAGGTAAAGAAAGATGTAAATATAACAATTAGATACGACGATAAGACATTCGTAACTAAAGAATTTGAATATTTACATAACGGTAGTTGTATAAACTTCGTAGTTAATAAAGAGCGTCATATAGTGTGTGGCACCTTTAATTTAACAACAGAAGTAAAGGATAGTGATGATAATAAAACTTAACATAAACGATTTCTATATGCACATAAATTCACTTATATCTAGATATATGCCGACATACGAACAAGGTTTATATACTGTATCTAGAAGATATAAGTTAGAGTTTAGTAAATATCTACTATATGAAAACAATAATATAGTAGATATTAATAATCTATTACCACAAGATATAAAAGACGATAGTGGTCAACTTATAGTTACCAAAGATCAGATACTAGGAGGACATGTAAGAAATACTCCTATGTATCCAGTGTTACCTGCTAAAATTATGGCGTATTATGTGGATATATACCAGAGAGATATGTCAAGAGATAAGAATCTTTATTACGGAGATGAGTTATTTTTAGATAATACTCAATTGATTAGTGTGGACATTTCAACAACGCCTCTAGAGATGTTAGGTTTAATGTTGCCATATGTCCCAGAAGATGTTTTAACAGATATAGATACAGCGTATACAGATATAATGGAGAGAGATGTGGTACCATTCTTTAAAAAAGATGATACAGCATTATATGTGGTTGATACTACGGGGTACTTTACAATTATATCTGCTACTAATCTGTATGAATCTAGGTACAGGTTGATGACCAAGACATTAAAGACTGAAAGAATAACAGAAGAAGAAACGCACCAGACTATAGTGTTGAGAGAAACAAAACAAAAACACGATGCTATACATACTGAAAACCTAGATACTTTTATAGAGTGTATTAGTAGTATGTCTTCAGTGGTATATGTGTCACAAGTAAATAAATTTGTTATAATGTATAAAGATAATAGATTTTTTATTAAAGAGAATATAGCGTACAATAAAATAAGCTTGGGTAAGTTTATGGAATATGAAGGCACACGTAAACTAATAGAGTATATAAACTATATGTTAATTTCTAAAGGATCATACGTAAAAATTGACAGCTCTACAGTTGATTGATAAAAAAGAAAGGAGTATTTATGGACGACGATTTCTTCGTAACGACAAAAGATATATTAATAAGTTCTGGTTCGTATCGTATAAATGAGAGAGCTATCATAAATATGGACTGGATGGGTGAGATAAAGAAAGAGATAGATGCTTTCTATAGTAGATATAAAATAGAAGGAGATAAACTAGATTTAATAGAGTCTTTGTTTTTCATAGCTACTAGCACACAATACAATACCATGGAAAGAAATAATCTTATACATGACTTAGTAGGTATATTTAAAATGGATGATTCGTTGAGTTTTATAATATACTTGGTATCTTTAATAGAGATAAAGTTAGAATATAGTATTTCAACCATGTATAAATCTACTTCTACTATATTATTCTGTAGTTCTGATGATTTAGTATTTTATATAGATGACGTCTTAGTCCTGGATAAAATACACTGTAATATAGATAGAAGTAGTTTTTATGCCACAATAGCAAACTTAAGGAGGATATAATGAGAAATCTATCTAAACCAATATTAATAAATAACACTCTACAAGCTGATGATATGTTAGCGTTAGCTGTAGACATAGGTGTTAATAGTGTTACGGTTATAAATTTCAATAGTGTATACTTTTACGATTTTGACGAACCAACTAGTAAGATAATAGTAGAACTAGTTATAAACGGAAGAAAGGCTGTGGATATCTATAAGTATGTATATAACAATATGCCATATCCTATTAACTTTGACGACAAGTTTAACAAGGTAGTGTATAACGTTATGTTACTATTAACTAATTATATAAGTGAGAAGGTATATGTGACTACATTAGGCTGGAGTCTAAATTACAATGAAAAGATGGTGGCACATCTTATAACAATGAGAGTTTAATATGTATGGTATATCTATAAAGAAAGTAACAGCTAACTTGATTAAACCTGTTACTAGATATTCAAATACGATGTTAGTCGATTTAGACGCGTATACAACGACACTAAATAGACCGATTACAGATAGTGTATTAATAATTAACTTAAAGACCCTGCTACCTCCTATAAATACAGATGATACAGAACTACTATTACACATACTAGAAAATGTTATCATGTTGGATTATAGAAAGGCAGTAGTTACTGTAGATATGATATTAAAAACAACTAGACTAGAACCTACTAGAGATAATCTATACATAGTTAATTTTATTTTAAATTCGTACTACGATTTTAAAGTTACCTATAACATGAACCAAGGTGTCATAATGTTAGGGTATGAAATAAACACAGAAATGGCACACGTATGGAGCTTCAAATGAGTGAAGAAAATCAAACATTAGATATTATATATGCGTCAGAAAATAAGTACACTAGTCTTATTACAGATGTAGCTATAGAAACATTCTATAGTTTTAAAGATATGATAGAATATGATGATACATTTAGTATGAGGAATCAAACGGGTAGTTTTTTATCCATATCTTCTGTAGTTATATTAGCTACTAATCAATGGAGAATTCCTGGTTTATCCGAAGAGGAAAATCTATCTCTATTAGAAATAATGGTATGTTTAGATTTTGTAAACGAGGCAATAGTAGAAGCTTATGCAGATAGATTCAAGATTAATGATAAATTAATACTAGCTATTAATAATATATCCGATTCTTTAAGAGTGTATTTATCTGACATAAACTTATCTTATATAGTTCCTGTCGGATATTCAAGTACGTATAAGGAGTTTTACATATGGGCAGCAACCTAGCTAGACTATTAATAACCGCACCTGTAAAACAGTTAAATCTAATAAATGCATTATTTAAAGAAATACATGTAGATTTAACTGAAGATAAAATATTAGATATGTTTAATATTTTTATCGACGCAGCACAAAGAAGCAATAGACAAATAGTAGATACGGATTTCTTAGTTAATAATACGATGAAATTGATTGTTAATAAAGAATTACAAACTCTACTAAGTGATGATGAATATTTTAAATTGTTCTGTATTGTGTATGACACAGTCTTAACATTAAGAGATTCTATAAACTATGGAGATTTATTATTTAAATCTTTATATGTTTCAGAAGTAAACAACGCAGTTATAACAGTAACATATATGACATAAAAGGATTGAAATGGAAATAGGTAAACTACATAGCTTTAACACTATAGCTCCTATCGTATTAGGAGACAGATATGACAACGTAAAACTTGTCAGTTCTGGATTAGGAAATAGATTCGACGATAGAATAATGGTCGATATACAAACAAAGAACATTCAAGTTGCTAACGTAAATGGTGTACCAGCTGATGATGTATCTACAATGTTATGTCATTTATTTTTAAATGAAAACAACGAAGAGTTGGTATTAGCAGACAACTGGATAGACCATAATACAGTATCAACAGGATCTAAAATAAACTTTAATATTATCATATCAGATATTAGATTAGAAGATAAATCAGTAATACTTCAAACACTAGACAGTATGGGTTATAAAGTAATTACACAAAGAACAACACAACTAACATAGTATAGTCGACATGTGTCGACTATACTATTAGTATTCTTCTTTTTTATTTCTCTGCATAGGGTCTGGTACTAGTCTTTTATTACCTAATCTAGTAACAGCATCTATATCATGATCACCGTATCGTTTAGCTTTACATATTCTATACCATATTCGTTTAGAATTATTATTGCTACTTTCTACTCTTTCACCGTTTACATGTTTTACATTCTTAAAGATGGTTACCATAGGCATATCTAATAAGAATGGATTTATCTTTTGAGACATAGTAATCCTTTAAACTTTATATTCTGTTTCTTTAATCCATTGTGTACTTCTAATAGGTCCTTTTTGACTCATAGGTACATCTAGATTAGGTAATGGATCGTTTAATAATATGGTAGAACTCCATGATATATAACCGAGTTTAGCACACTCTTCTGCTATATAAGTCCTTAACTCATCACCTCTAGAATCGTTATGACAATAGTTCAGTGCTAATACGTCAAATGTATTTGTTTTTCTTAATTCATTCATCTGTTCTATTATGCTCTGATTCCAATCTATAGCCCAAGGATCATCTATCTTTCCGTATTCATCGGTTTCCCAGTTATAATCCACCAAGAATGATTCAAACATTACATATGAACAAGAACCTATGATGTCGTTCAGAATACTAAATCCTCTATTAGAACAGAAATCTTTATCTGGAAAATCTTTTTTTAAATCATTAATCATTTGTCCAAAGGTTTCCATATAATTTTGTGATGGATATATATCCACTGTATCTACAGTATCCATAAACACACCGTCACAATTTAAACCTTTTTTAGTATATGTAATATAAACTTTATCACCGACAGCAGGAGGCTCTTCCTCATCAGTTTCACCAGCGTTATTTGGTAAAATAAAAGAACCTAATTCAGCATCAAAAGAAAAATCAAGATTCTTTTTATATACGTATCCGTTCTCTTTCTTAATAGATATTACTTCACCACTATCTATAGGATATCTTTTAGTTCTAAATACAAATTTATCACCATGTGCTTCTAATATACGTTCTTCATTTTTTATATTTAGAGGATCGTTAAATATAGTAGGTAGATAATAATCTCTTAATCGTTTTTCCCAATGACCATTTACATTTGTTACATAGTACGAATCCCATATACCATTTTGGTCAGGTAATACTTGATCCATTATAGAGAAATCTTGAGCCCAAGCGTCTGCTTTTTCATAATGAGGACACCCACCGTGTATAGGTTCATAATCTTGACAGTTTGTATTCGCACATGCTTCAGCAGAGTTACGAATCCAGTTATTTTCTTTTGTGTAACCTTTAGAACAAACCCCACCTTTAATGTATTCTCTATAACCATCCACCCAATCGTTTCCACATCTATTAGAGCATCTACCTACTTCAGCGTAATAATGACCATCTCCTAATGAACATGTTTTTATACCGTGTTCTTTTTGATCGTCATGTAGACATTCATTCCATTCTCCGAATCTATCTCCACCTTTACAGAAGTAAGGAGCAAACCCACACGGACCTGATCCATCTCCTCGGTTAGGTAATACTTGAGATGTAGGATCATAAATATCAGAAATGAAACCCATCTCCTCGCCAAATGATATATAGCATATAACTTTTATACCTAGTGACTTATAACGATCCACCTCTTTTCTAGTTATAGCAGAAGGTTCTAAAACAATTAAATCATAGGTTTCCATAACGTCTTGCTTACCGGCTGAGTAATAGACACAATAAGTAGGAAATCTAGTTTCCTTCACAATAGCATCTATACCAGAATTATCTAATGGTATGTTATAGTCAACGTATTGTTTATCTGGATAATCGTATTTAAGCGTTCCATTTTCTAATCTAACACCATTCACCGTAGACGGTAGAGTGTTTTTAAATTCAGTAGGTATTGTTAATACTTCTGTTCTTTTAGTGTGTCCAACGGGTTCTATCGTTTCTATCTTAGTAAACACAAACGGATTATCAGACTTAGATCTAAATCTAATATGGTTAAATCCTACAGGTAGATCTATTATTGATATATCTTCCAAGAAACCACCGCCATCTTCGTCGTGAGACGATAGTGAACCCACTCTGTCTTCAGTATCTTCATCATATACAACAATCACGTCTACTTCACCCCATCCATAATCTTTTTGAACAGTGATTGTAAATGATTTAGATTCTATAATGAAATCTAAAGTTTGATCTATGTCGGTAGTATACTTACGAGTAGTTTCTTCAGGTGCGTTGTTATCGCTAGTCCAACCAGTCGAATAAGTAAATCTTTCATCATCTGTATTTAAAACCTTTAATGTATCTACATCTATCACACCATCTGGATCCTTATATGTAATATCCAAACTAGGACTATAAGATACTGTATCTGGTTTAAAATTACCATTTATAGAATACTCTAACAGATAACTCTCCGTAGGTGCTAGATCATCTATATCAATTATAGTATTAAAAACAGTTCCGTCAGGTTTTACAAAATCACTAGGTAACGATAGATGTATGTCTCTAAATATATTCTCAGATGTATTATATAATAGTATAAAGCTATTATTTAAATTAGTATCTAAATTAGTTTTCCATAGCTGGTTTATTGGAAATGTATTATTATATGTTCTTGTTTTAACAGCTGATATAACAAAGAATTGTTCAGCAGGGTTATTACAATATATTTCTAACAAATGTTCTTCATCTGGTAAGTTATCACATACAGGTATATCTCTATATTCTGCCCAATTTATATTTGTGTAATTTTCGGAGTTTGTATCTATAATATCTATAGGGTTTAGTATATCAGTGATAGTAGAAGGTTTTTGACCATCTATATAAATCTCACAAGATCCCCAATTAGTGTTTAACTCTACTCTTAATATAAGTGAGCTCCCTGTAAAGTTTAAAGATAGTTTACCCTTTAAACATAATAAACGAGGTTCTTGTTTATCGGGAGTTAACGTTAAATCTCCTACGTCCTTAGACCATTCTCCATAAACAGTACCAGAACTATTGCTATATGTATCTTCAGTATGCATATCATTGATTCCGTAAACGGTATCTCTTATGTTTACTTTATCAACACCACTTCTATACAAGTTATTAGATACTTGTACAAAATCATTAGATGTTTTAAATAACGGGTCCATATTAAACTCCGTTAGCTATAAACATAAATGATAAACCTGATAATGTTGTGTCGTCACTAAGGTTAGTAATTTTTATTTTTCTAATACTAGTAACAGCCATCTCGGGAATACTAAACGCAGAAGAGTCTATAAATGTCCCTATTAACTTACCAGTAGCGTACATGGTAGTTACATTATTGTCGCCGTCTTCATCTATAATATCTACTCTATATGGAGTATTATTAGAAATAGACATTTTTATTAAACTTATTACGACTACTTCTAGACTAAATACAGTATCTATCTGTGGTAGTTCATACATAGCGGTTTCACCGACAGCTATATCTCCTATTGTATATGTTACCTTTTTTAAAAAACTATTACTCACCACAGACCCATTGTTTCTTGGGTTATAGATAAAGTTAATTATAGGTATTATTATTTGATTCAATGTATTCTTAGATCTAATTATTATAGAATCACCGTTCTTTACTTGTACGTTTGTATTACTAACTAAGTTGAACCAACTTATATTAGATTTAACCTCTATATTTTCATCGTTTATAAATAAATAACAGTCTTCTGTAGCTGTAAATTTTACAGTAGTTCCTGCTGCTAATTCTATAGTGTCACCATTTATTATAGCGTTGTTCATAATGTATCCTTTTGTTTTAGACTTCACTTAAAACGTCTATCCTGACATAGCATATGCTATGTCAGGATATTTAATTATCAACCACCACCTGAACCAGAACCACTGTCATTGCCTTCAGATATATATAGTGCACCATTATTATTCCATAATACACCGTCTATAGATGGATCGCTCGTAGGTAAACTATTACCAAATTGTCCATCTTTTAGATATTCCATTATTTGACCATATGTTAAAACCCCGCATCTATCGCCGTGGTCGTTAGTTATAGCCATGACATCACTAGTCTTTGAATTCATGAGTGATAGTGAACCATTATTTAACAAATACATTCCGTCAGCTCGATTTCTATCAGAACTACCGATACCTACTATGAAACCAGGTTTGTCCATATAGTTTACATTCTCATGACCGCGAATACGATTCCATTTACCAACAACTAAACAATCAGTTACATTACATGCTAAATTTTGACCAAAACCAAGAATTAAATTGGTTCCATCAGGTGTAGAAGATTCATTATTAAACCCTATTAGCATAGAATTAGTAGAGGTTTCAGAAAGACTACCTGAATTATAAGTTCTTCTACCTATGGTATTACCTTGACCAATAGCGTATAGATTACTACCTATAAATATACGGTTACCTGTACCAACAGCTGTACAGTTACCTGATCTTGATGAAATCATATTTACACTACCGATAGCGGTATTAAAAGATGATCCTTTTCTTTTAGTAAAAGACCCAACATAGTTATTAATACCGAATACAACGTTACCGCCAGATAAAACGAAGTTACCGTTACCAGTTATTGTGTTGGATTTTCCAGTCGATACGTTTTCGTTACCAATTACAACAGTGTCGCTTTCCGCACAGATAACGTTACGACCGTATGTTATACTATTTTCTCCGCGTGTTCCTTGTTTATATGTTTCGTTATAATATGTACAAACACTAGCCATGTCTCCTTCTGAACCACTACCAGATCCTGATCCGGAATTAGTTCTTTCTGTGACAAATTCTTGAGTAAATGTAAATTTATCATCATCCATTTGTGTAATAAATACGTCACCATTGTATCTTTCAACACCGCTACCTCTACCAGACATAGTACAGATCATAATACTATGATCACCGTTCGACATAGGAAATCGGTCTTTATCTATATATGACATATCTATAGACATATCACCAGTCGTTTCTTTTTCACTATATCCATAATCTAAAATAGCGTAACCATTACCAGATGTTTTACCGAATATACCACCACCACCAGCACCTGATCCAACTGGCGCAGGGTTATATGTTTGATCTATAATATTAATCATAAACGTATTTATGCTGTCTAACGATCTAACATTTACAGAGGCACCTTCTTTCACTTGTACATTTGTGTTAGTTGGAAATTTAAACCAACCGGCAGGTGTTCCTAGTTCTATTAATGTGCTATTTATAAATAAATAACAATCTTCTGTTGCTGTAAATTTTACTGTCGTACTAGGTGATAATTCTATCATATCACCTACAATTACTGCGTTATCCATAATAATCCTTTGAAATATTTTTATTTAATGAAGTCTATATGTATATAGATACTTTCATTGAAACAAAATATTGGAGACTATCATGGACGTTAAATTGGTTATAAGAAAATTTTTATTTATAAAAGATCAAACTTTAGAAGTAAATATTAAGAAAGATAAAAAAGATAAATATATAGGTATAGATGTTAAACACACAAAACATAATTTATTTAGTAAAGATATAGTTAATAAATCTTTATATAGATTCTTTAAAGCTACTGATTTAAGAAATGTAGAAGTGATGTTATATTCAGAAGGTGTGTTTTCTATAATAATAGATAGTAAAAGTCTATTTAGTAAAACAAAAGGGTTTATGGACGCATATACGTATAAAGTAAATAAAAATATAATAAACGCCGTTAGATCAGATATAGAAGTACCAGATATAAAATAATCTAATCCAGAAAGGAGAATAAATGTTTAATATATTCAGTTATGAAGATAAAACGAACTACCCTATAACCAGATCTCCTAAGTTAGATTTAATATATAAGTACATTAAATTAGATCAAAACATAGTTAATGCATATTATAAAAATAGAGAAACAAGAACAACTAACACCAACTTATTAGTTAGATTAGTTAAGAAGATGAGTGTTAATATAAGTAAAGATCAATTTACCTATCTTAATTTATTAAATATAAATTATAAGTATGTAGCTAAATCATTAAATTTTACTTCTGATATTAATAGAGGTATTATACATGAGAACATACTCGGCACTAGTTGTGTATTATACGAAAACTCTTTTCTTAACCCTTTCGATGCAGAAGATTATGAAAAATATTCCGCTATTAAAGTTCTCTATAGTACGAACTCAGATTTATCTATGAATCACCCTACTAAAATAAAATACGGTAGTTATGTTTTAGAGGTAGACGTGATAGCTGTAATGATGCAATATAGAAAGTGGTCTATTAATAGGATAGACAAAGGTTATGGTAATAGTCCTAACGTATTTGTATTTCAAGTTTTATATACAAATATGATAAAAGATATATTAGAGTTATCTATATTTAATAGATTCTTTACTACGGTATTCTCAGAAGATAGTCAACCTCAGCATCCATTTAATGTAAGAAATCATGATATAGCTATTAATAAAGAACTTGACAAAGTGTCTACTAGGCTAGCTAAAAAACAATTTAGATATTCTGAATTTCTAAAGAATATACCTATGCCTTTTAATAAAGACGCAGGTGAACTTTTACATTACGGTACTCTTAACATAAATAGACAAAATAGATGGATGATGTTCTTTGCTAGAATAAGTTATATAATAGATATAATAGAATTCTTAGGTAAAAAGAATGTAATTAGAAATAAAGATAGTATAATAAACTTTAGGTTGTTTATGAGAGCACTAAGATACGGAGTTATATTAGAAACAGTAGACTGGAAAGGTGCTGAAACATCAGTTAACATTAAATATAAAAGAGCGTTAGAAATCGCTGAAAAGAGAGGTTTATAATGAATCCTATCAGTAAAGCAATTAACGATATAAAGATGACTATACCTAAAGAGATTTTGGATATCGCTTATAATGATAATTATAGTACAGTAGAATCCATAGAGTCTAAACTAGAAATGGTTATTAGAAATAGAGTATTGGTAGATACCAATTTAGTTAAAGGTGTTACTACATACGTGCCTATGCAAGATGCTATTGTTTTAGATACTGATGAATACGGTGGAATAGTGGTAGAAATACCAGAACAACTATTAGATAGTAGAGCTATCTTGTCAGTACACAGTTTAGTAAGTAATAGTCTATCAGGAACACTACAGAGTTTAAATTCAACTAGTACATCTTGCGAAACTAATAACGGTGCTGTTCTATTAGAAAGTAAAAAGATAGCTGGTAATTTATCCAGTACTTATACAGAAGTTACTTCTAATATAGAAATAATCGGAGAGAGAATACTTTATATTAGAGATAGAATATCCAACCTTAGAGATACTAGTATACGTCTAGTAGTAGAGAACCAAAGATTGTTAAATAATATACCACCTAGAGCCTATATAAACTTTAGTATGTTGGTATCTAAAGCAATCAAAGCAGATATATATAATAAACTAATAGTTAAACTAGATCAAGGGTATATACACACAGGACATAACATGGGTATAGTTCAAACTATTATAGAGAAGTATGAAGATATGAATGATTTATATTTAGAATACTTAACAGACACATGGACATCTGTAATGTTTATGTCAGATAACGTAGAAATGAGTAGCTACGTAACATCGCTATTTCCAAATAATCTGTAACTACATCCTTTATTGGATGTGGTTATCAACTTATTTACGTTTACATATTATAATATTAGTCTATGTATAGACAAATAAATAAAAAAGGAGTTAATAACACTGATGACTTACATACTTTGCTTCGACGAATTAACAACAACTACATATTTGGATAATTGTAGAAAGATGGATCTTACTAAAGAACTTAATAAAGTAGATAGGGTAGATCTAGAAGACATGCTGGATAGTATGAAGAATACATATGATATACATATCGCTATTACAGATATCGATAAACCAAAGACTAATAAAGAGCTTTATGAGTTTATAAAAAAGAACATACCGATACTTGGTTATATAAGAACTTAAATAATTAATTTAACAACATACTATTATATGAGTTAATTAATTTTAACGTTTTGTAGGCAGTAATGTCTACTACGATACCAAGCAGAGTATATGTTGTTTTTACAACCTTGTTGTAAAGTGACTCTTAAAAAAAGTTTAATAACATATTATACTATTGAACATAGATATTAAAATGTTCTAGCTAGACATTTGGTTAATGCATTAACCAATTAAAATATATTTTAAAGAAAAGGAGTATATGATGAGTATACACGAAAGAGAACCAGGAAACACTAACCCTAATCTACAAGCACCAACAACACCTATCAATACAGGAGTTACTATGGAGACAAACGGAACTAAACAACAAGTACCAGGTACTGGTCCAAGAGCACTAAACTTTGGATCAAGCACAGGACTTATCAACCCAAGTAACTTGGATCATAAAGTTGCGGAACTAGGTAAGGCAATCGGTAAAACACTAGCTGATAACGGAGCGAAAGCAGATATTAATATTTTCTCTAACCTATTAGTTATCAGTAAGATAAATGGAAAGAAAATTTACTACTATACAATTGTTCCTGGTACTGTTAGTACAGAACTAAGCGTATCTCAGTTTATGGATATGATTGAGGCTAAACAAGAACCACTACTATCTGTTGATATTGTATCTAATGAGATGCACAGATATATTAGTGGAGAGCTAGTGAAGTCATATACAAATGGACAGTTCACTACAAGATCTTTAGATGGTCTAGTTATTCCTAATAACATAGATACAACTACTCAAGATCTAGTAAACGCTCTTACAGCTAAATCTTATAACACTATTACTATCGAAGCTTCTATTGACGCAGGAGAAATCAGAGATATCTCTATTAGACAATCACTAGCACAAACTAATGGTATGACGAGATTAAAACTATATAACCTTACAGGGGATAGTCCGGATACGTTCGGTAGACCAACGAGAACTTCATGGGGTATTGAGTTAACAGCTCCGTCTTCTAAAGGGTTTAGATCAACTCTCACGCAAGAAGAAGTTGTTACATCTACTAAAGGGTTTATTAACATCGTACCTAAACAGTATGAAATCCCATATGCTCCAAACATGCCACCGGTTAAGAAAGTTGGGTTTGTTGCTAATATCATTATCAACATGATCGACCAACCAACACCAACACTTGGTTATGCTCTAATGGCTATTGCTTCAGCGTCTGTATTGACTAGAGGTGATAACTGGGTTAAACCATTGGTAGCAAATGTTGCTGGTATTGGACATCTTAATAAAATTGCTAATATCAATAATGATAAGCAAGGTAAAGCTATCGATATGGAAGGCATGAAAATGAAGCCTGTTGAGAAAGCTGTTATCATTAAGAAAATCGTTGATAGAGGTGTTATGATTTCTGTTGATATTCCATTACTAGATGACAAAATCACCACTCTAGGCGCGTTGGCTGTGGTTGGAACTAACGAGAACCAGTCTGCTGTTCAAGCCGCTACTAAAGATATTGTGGATACATTAAATGTTATGACAGACGGTGGATTTACTAAAGAGATGATACCTGGTATGTTAGATGGTCCAGCTGTTATCTTACCAAATGGTGAGTTTACAGATAGAGAAGGTCTAAAGTCAATTGACCATATTGATGCACCATATGTAGTTAAGAACTATGGTAATGGATATGAAGATCTTCTTAGTAACCTAATGTTCTCAGAACTAGGTCATGCAGGAGCACCTGTACTTGAGAGAGTATCGTTCCTACAGAAAGCTGGTATTGATGCTAAACTAACTGGTAAGAAAGTTAGAATTACATTTAATGCTGAATTTATTAACGCACTTGTTAACGCATTTGCTAAATGTGGTCTTAGTCCAGTGTTTGATACTAATACTATCATTCCACAAAACGGTCTTGAGTTCACAGCCGGATATCATAACAACGCTATCTTCGGTCAGAACACTGCACAATTTGGGCATGCTGGTCACAGTCAAGCAGGTTACGATTATAACCAAGCATATAGAAACTCGTACTACGGTGCATAACATAATACCAGACAGCATTTGCTGTCTGGTATGTGTTTTTTTTTTCTCCACGTAGATATACTATGAAAGATTTAAAATACGAAAGGATGTTATGTGTCTAATAACGAAGTATTTAAAAACCCATTTCTAAGAGATTATCATGACTATGATAGACATATTAATCCATTAGAAGATTACATAGTGCAGGCTACTAAGTATATATCTAAACAATTAGATGTAGATTTACTAACAGCTGATAAGTTAGTTAGGAAAGCCTTAAAAGAGTCTAATATAAAAGACCCTAAAGTAAAAGCATATGAAAGAGGTGAAAACGGAGATAAAGAAGAAATAAATACATCACTGTTAACATACTTAAATTTAGTAAATAAGAATAAAGAGATTATTGCACCCTCCTTAACAGCTTATCTAAATACTAGCAAACTAGATTCCTTCCAGAAGAAATTTATCCTAGGAAACCTAAATAAAAGAAAAGTAGCCAAAAAGAAAATGGCTGACTTTAAAGCAGTTGGTGATACAGATAACTTTATTTATTATAACGTACTACAGAAAGTACTAAAGATATTTAACAACTCATTAAGTGGTGCGTACGCTATCACATCTACCCCTCTATATAATCCATCAGCACATTACTCATTAACAAGTACTACTAGATCAGTTGCATCAATAGGTAACGCTGTTAGTGAAATGCTTATATCTGGAAATAGATATTATAAAGATGTATATAATGTAATCAATTCTATTACAGCTACTATAACACATGTAGATCTAAAATTAATAGAAGATGTAGTACGTAAGTTTAATATAACAATACCTACTGTAGATGATGTCATGAGTATGGTTCTTCGTAGTAGTAGGTTATATTTTAAATCTATTTCTAAAGAGAAAGAGATGTATGATTACATACTTAAGTTAACAGATATAGAAAGAACAGCGTTC